TACATTGTTAGTGAGTGTAAGATATGTTCCTGACATTAAATAATTCCGTTATAAAGATAGAGTGGCAAGTTGCCCTGCCACCCTAATTAAGTTTCACACTATGCTAATGTGTCTCTGTCTACTTCGTTAGCAGCCAAGTCACCTTGGTCATCAACATTCATAACAATGGCAAACATTCTGATTTTTCCACCAGTAGTTGTACCTGTCATAGCTTGAATTTCAATATCAATAGTGTCAGAAGTTGCACCAACAAGAACAGGAGTTTGTCCTGCTTTCATTGCGTAATCACCTACTGATGCACCATCAAAATCAAATCCATCAACGAAGTTATCTAGGTCTCCACCTGTTATACCAAAGTCAAAGTCAGTGTCACTTGAAGTACCTGCGTGAGCTTCAGTAACTTCAAAACCTGCGTTAAGTATCACTGTATTAGCAGGAATAGTTAACCCCGGAATAACGTCATTAGCAGCAAGAGCAGTACCTTTATCTGAAGCAGCAGTCGCAAAATTAAGTTCATGCTGAATCATGTAAGGATGTCTCCCTCTAGCACCTACACCACGTGCAGGAGAAGTAGTATTATCACCTAAAGCCATAATTAAATCTCCTCTTAAGCTATGTTATAGATTGCAGTACAGATTGCTTCAGGTCTGAGAATCTTTCTGCCATACAAATGCATACCACGAACAATATCAGCAAAAGAATCAGGGTCTCTATAAGTCTCTGTCTTGTTGATTTGCTCTGCAGTAGCTACAGATGAGCTATGTCCTGCTACAATAACACCATAGTTAGAGGTATTAGATGAAGCAGCAGTTGCAGGTCCTGTACCTTTTTGAGGTAGGTTATTGGATTGATAAACCTTAAACCCATGTAAGTTATTTAGAACTAAACCATTCTGAAGTCCATTTCCACCCCAATCAGCTTGGAATAATCTTGAATCTTCATCCTTTAATAGTTCTACAAATACAGGGTCAAGTACAAGCCAACGACCATTAGTATCTACATTCTGTTGGTCTAGCTTTCTTGCCATTCTAGCAATTATAGTCAATGGATAAGTACTTCCTGCAGCAGGAGTAGCATCAGTTGCTCCACCTGTTCTAGGTTGAATAATAATACTATTACTTGCACTTCCTGCAGTTCCTGAACCATCAGTAAAGTCAGAAGCATCTAACTTCATTGAAGATAATAGTTCGTCAGAACCTGCTGTAGATACTGCCTTTGCACCGTTAACAGTTGTATTGGCTGTATCTGCTGTACCGTGTATTGCTGATTGCTTAAAACCTGACATATAACCAAGCACGTCTTGGTCAAATTGGTCAGCAAGTCTATAAGCTGCTCTATCAGATGCTAACTGCTGAAAGTTAACGTGAGAGTGAGCCTCTTCAATATCATCCACTTTAAATGCAAAGTAGTTAGCTTTGTCAATAGTAAGTGAAAACTCTTCATCGTCAAGGTCTTGAGGAGTAATAGTAGTTCCTCTAGAATATGCCTTAACTGTAATCTCTGGCTCTTTAATAACCTTAACGGAATCGCCCATATTTGCAATTTCACCAAAGTAATCATTATTGGTGATTGCTTCAACAACAGAACCCTTACGGAATGCAAGTTGTACCTGTTTGCTGTAAATAATAGGACTAAAATTACCGTTAGGGAGGTTACCATAGCCAGCCGCTGCTGTAAATGCCATTTTTATCTCCTTTAACATTTATCTAATGTGCATATAGTTATGCACTATCTTTTAGTCATTTTACTTTATAAGGACCATTCATGCGTTGAGGTTGTACATAAAGATAGCTAATCTTCTGTAGGCTCACATAATTGGGTAGTCTATTAAAGTCGTGTAGATGTAGTACAAGTGTCCAAAAGGGGTTACACTACACCTCTAGTTATCTATAGTTATACTTAGATTTAAAACTTTGTCAAGCTTTTATCTAGCATTACCAGAGACATCATAAATAAAGTTACCACTACGGATAGCTTCCATTATACTTTCTGATTTTTTCTCATACTCTTTAGCACTCATTTTTTGAACTGCTGACTCACGGATTTTGTTACTACTCCCTTCAGCATCAATATTTGTTCTTGTGCTTTGAGTATTAACTGCTTTAGCAGCAGTCTTATCACTCTTTGTCTTAGTTCCCTTGTTAATACCTCTATCTGCTTTGTAGAGATCAATTGCTCTTGCTGCTGATCTTGCATCATTATCATTCTCATATAGTGCGTCTTGTACCCATTTAGGCTGTTCTTCTGCCCATTCGTGAAAGTCATCACTTTCTCTTATATCTGTAAAGTCTGGGTGTAGCGACAATAATTGTGCTTCAGCTTTATCTTTTACAGCATTATGTTGCATTTCATCTATTTGCTTAACACGTTCTTCTAAAGCTTTAGATTGCTCCATAGCTTTTTTCATAGCTATTGTTTCTACAATCTTTGCAACATCAGGGTAATCTTTTGCCCATGCCTCTATATCTTCATCAGACTTTGGCAATTTCATTTCTTTCTTAGTAGCTTGTTCTAACTGAGCCTTTAACTCATTTAGCTGATTTTGAAATTGCTTTTCTTTCTCTTGGGTATGTCTGCGTAAATCTCCGTATCGCTTCTTAAAAGTTTTTTCTTCAGCAGAAGTCGGTTCTGCTTCACTTTCCTCTTTCTCCTCGCTAGTCTCTTTTGAACCTTTTTGCTCTTCAATGAGCCTTGCAAGTTCTTCTTCATCTTTCTTTAGTCTCTCTTCTTGAGAATAAGGTCTGCTTATAAATGCTTTTTTAGTTGGTGTAGCATCTTTCACCATTACGTCTTTAGCTGGTTCTGCCATTTTATTTCTCCTAGGGTTAACGTAGCCATGTTGGGGGTTAAGTAAGCTAGTTCTAAATGGGGATTACTTTTTAGAAGCTAATCCACCTCGCTTCATCTTTTTAACTTTTGTTTTCTTTTTACCTGCAAGTCCACCTATATTGAAGTCTCCAATGCCACCATATGCTCCTGCACTATCTCCTGCAACATTTCCACTGCCTCCAGCTTCATCGCTATCACTTCCTGCATCGCCATAAGTGCTGTCTCTTCCAGATTGTGTTGTCATATCACCTGATCCTGAATCTTGACCACCTGTAGGATCATAAGTACCAGTGTCAGTAGTTGTGTCTACTTTAGGTGCTGTTTTAGTAAATGCATCTTCTCTTATACCTTTTGGAACATCAGCTATACTCTTCATAAAGTCTTTGTCTTCAGTTAGCTTATCATCTATTCTTCTTTGTTGTGATATTGACTTAACATCATCTTCTATAGATCTTTCTTTAGCAAATTGATTTAAGAACTCATTACCTTTGTTAGGGTCTTCCATCAATTCTTTATATTTTGCAGGAGTGACATATTTAATTTTATTAGGATCACCTTTGATGGTAATACCCATCTTAGTTCCTTTAGGATAATTACCTGTAAGACCTGCCATCAAAGCACCCGGTATTCCACCTAACTTTGCTATACCTCCGGGAATATCTAATATAACTCCAATGTCTCTTATCTTTTGACCGACCCCACCATCAACTCTTCTACCATTTTTATTTACGCCACCCATAAATGTTATATTAGAACCTTCTCTAAAACCTTGTTCTGTTAAAGAAGGTGCTGGGTCTCCAGAATCTTCTTGTGTGGGTCTTGTGCTTTTAACTCCTGTGCTTTGAGTTTTAGCTGTGTCTACCTTTTCTGTCTTTGGTTTATATCCTTCAGGTATTGTAAACCCAGTCATAACTTTACCATTTTTAAACGGAACTTGTATTTCTGCACCAGCATCATTTACATACGTTCTGTATTCATCTGCCGCACCTGCCTCTTTAAATAGTTGGTCAAAAGACAATTTACCTTTTTTAGCAGCTTCTTGTGATCCATATTTAAATCCACCTACAGGTGGTGCAGTTGGTATTGGAGGTGGTGTATATTTTTTAGTAGGTTGTGTTCTAGTTGCTGTATTGCCAAAGTTAGATGCTCTACTTCCTAACTGTTGAGTAGCTGTTGTTGTTCCAGCAAAACCTGTAGCTGCATGAATTACTCCACCTTCTGCCATTTCTTTTTCATCACTATTATACTCTTCATCTTCATCCATGTCAAGGTCTGTCATATCAAAAGGTAAATCATCAGGCATTGTGGCTTCATCACTATTACCCATCTGACCCATATCTTCCATAGCTTTAAGACCTTGTTTAGCTTCTTGTCTCATCATCATCAATTTCTCTAGACCAATATATCTAACTACATCCGCAGGAAATACAAACTCACCTTCACTTAATTGTGCAGGTATATCGTCTCTTACTTCTTCTTGTGTTGAACCCGGAGGAACATCATTACCTGATATAGGATCTACTGTGTTACCCTCATCTTTGAGTCCACCATCTTCAAACATTTCCATTTGACCACTTATATTGCCACCTTTAGCTTTTCCTATGCGTTTCATTTCATCTTTTACTTGCTGTTGTCTAACTTCTATTTGTAATCCTATTAAGTCAGTTAATTCAGATCTAGTTAAGCTAGGATACTCTTTTGCTGCTGCATCTAATAATTTTTGCATTGGTATCATATCTGTCATGTTATTGTTCCTTTATGTTAGCTACTATATCAACGTCTTGATCCAACGTCTTATCAGGTTGCCCTCTGTACACATTATATCGGCTAGGCTTTATACTTCTAAATATTCTTTCTTTAGTTTCTGCGTCAAAGTCTTGATTAGGTTTTAAAATACCCTTTTCTCTTGCCTCTTTTACTTTTTGAGCATATATCTCTTGGTCACTCTGTACTTTTCTAGCTTGTTTTTCACCTATAACATTTTCATACATTATATGTGCTTGTTTTTCCATTATGTTTTTATTCCTAACTTGACGTTCTAGCACAAGACGTTGACTTATATAATATAAAAAGTCATCATCTTTAACAAAATTACTAATTAATTTTTCTTCATCTTTAGTGAATGTAACAGTTTTAAGATTATAACTTTCATAATTTTTAGTAGAATCAACTATAAGCTCTCCTCTATCAGTTATTTTAGGATACTGATCCACAGGTACAGGTTTATAAAATTGTTTTGTTCCTTGTTTTGCGTCAGCAAATGTTTTATTAAATTTTATAAGCATTAATTTATCTACAGCAGATTCTAAGGTGTCATAAACTTCTGAAAAACCTTTTCCGACCATTGATTCTCCTAGCTGATAGTCACGAAACACTTTTGTATCAATAAAATCATTAATAAAAATATTTTTTTCTTTAGCTAGGTTGTCTACTAGATCTACATAGGCAGCACCAAATTCTGTTTTTTCATTGTATAAAAAGTCTTCAGGTGCAGCTCCTGTAGGATGACCCTCTCTTCTTTGAATTGCATGTTGTATTTCGTGCAATAAATCACTTTTAACTTCATTAAGTTTACCACTAGATACAAATATAGTTTCTACTTCACCGTTTCTAGCATATATAGCTCTTGTACCACTGTTTCTAAATTTTTCTATTTGTTTTTCATTAAAGCCTCTTTCTTTGATATAAGTATCAAAGTTTTTAACTCTTATATCTTTTAATATACCATACTGAATCTCTTTTGTATTTGCTGTTCTTTTTCTTAAATTAGAAGCTAAGTCAGGATATTGGTTATATAAATCTTTAAAATTTAATACCTCTTCTAATCTAAGACCCTCTGTAGGTAAATTATCTGCGTTAAAAAAATCACGTTTACTTATTACATTTATCTTAGGGTTAGATAAAAGTCCTACGTTTAGTTGAGCATCAGCAGTTGGTATTTTATATTTTAAAAAACCCTCTGCATCTCTATACGCACCTGTCATATAATACATATTGTCTTTAATCTCATTAGGTATTTTATCTTTGCTTTTATAAAGCTTTAATGCCCTATTCTCCATTTCAACATAATCAGCTTGTCCTTTTTTTCCTGCTACTGTATTACCACCTACTTCATTTAAATTTATAGTAGGTTTACTAAAAGTATCTACTTCAGGAACTTTTGTAATAGCACCTATGTTAGCACCTTGTGGTTGTAACTGTGTAGTTTTAACAGAGGCTGTAACTTCATCTAATAAATTTAAAGCATCTTTAGATAATTTAGCAACGGTCTTTGCGGCAGGACCATAAAAAGCCGGTGACATCATTTCACCAGCAATTTGATCTGGATTCTTGGGATCAGACTTTATACCCATAGCTTTTATTAATTCTTCAAACCCGGGTCTTCCTACAAATTTATTAATTGTTTTAAGTCCATCCGCTGCATTAGCTAAATTTGGAAATAAAGCAGATAATAATTCATCATTATTTACAAACTGACTTGTTTCATTTACTAAAGATATTGCATCAGACGGAAGTGCCGCACTACCTATTGCCATGCCTGTCATATGTGATTTTATTCTTTCATCTGCATCAGGCTTATCAACAAAGACTTTGCCTTCACCTCTGTCTTCTGCACGTAACTTACGTTGAACTTTTTCAAAACCTGAAGGCATTTTAGTTGTAGTATCATCTATATAGCTACTGCCTAACATCTCATCCATTTGTTCATTTACATTAGCCATTGTTTGAGTTTACTTCATCCCTAAGTCTTTTTAGTCTGCGTAATAATGCAACAGCACCTTGTGCTCTATGCATTGTAATAGTATTATCTGTTTGTTCTAATAGCTTATGTTGTTGTGCTATTAGGTAGTCAACGTAATCACTGAAGCTGTTCAGGAGCTTGAGGTTGTTGACCAGCGGCTTGAGGCTGCTGAGTATTTGCTGTTGGTTGCTGTTGTTGTTGCTGTTGTTGTCCATTTTGAGGTCTTCCTGTAAATCCTTGTTCACCCGGAGTTGGTGCTACTCCAGTGCCAATAGTTGCTCCTCCTGCCCCCGTGGGGTCCATAGGGTCTGTACCCGCAGGTGGTTGCTGTTGTTGCTGACTGTCTAGGGGTGCTTGGAATTGTTTCATAAGCTCTGCTTGTAAAGAGGCTTCATCCATGTTGTTTGTAACTTTGTCTGGGTCTAAGTCCATAGCTTTTGCTATCTCTCTGATAACATACTGAAACTTAGCAAAAGGTGCAAGAACAGGATTAGATGCTACTTGTAAGAACTGCATAAGTCTTTGACTTCTAACTTCATTAGCCATTAGACTTTCTGTTCCACGTGCCTTAACCTCTAAGTCACCTTTTATATTTTTATCATAGTCAAACTGCATATTAAATCTAAATAATCCTTCACCTAAAGGTTTAAGTAAATAATCATCTACGTTTTTAATAACAGTTTTAATACTACCACTTGCTGCATTCATAAGCATTGATATACCACTAGCAGTTCTACCTACTCCTGATACACCCGTTTGTCCATGTGCAAATGATGGCAGTCCTGTACTTTCATCTGCTAGTTGTCTAGCTTTGTCAAACAGTTGTAAATTTTCTTGTGACACATTTGGAAACTTAGTGCCAAATATAGCTTGACCCGGTGCTCCACCCTGTCTTCTAAATACTTTTCCCGGATATACAGATAAGTCTTGACCCGGAACTAAATTTGTTTCATCTACTTCTATAAGTAAATTACCTGATAATACTGCGTTGTCTACTGACATTCTCATAAAACCATTCATAAGAGTTTGAGTATCATCCATGTTTTCAGCAATACCTACACCAAAGAATGAATATGGATTCAATTCATATGGTGCAGCCATGTATGGAATTGTTGATGGCTTGAAAGGATTAAGAACCATTCTTAGTAATTTGCCATTGCATATCCATACATTAACTTGTAACTCGTCTAACTTCTCTAATTCTTTTGGTATCTCTACTTCTTGATCTAATAACATTGCAGTATCACACATACCCCAATACTCAAGAACTTCAAATCTCTCTATTCCATGTTCAGGTGCATAGTCAGATAAATCATCTTCCCATGACTCTTTTGTATAGTTCTCACCTTCAGCTATGGCAGCCTCTATAACTTCACCTCTAAAATGAGGTCTCTTTTTTAAGGCTCTTAATTGAGAACGTGACATCTTATGTCTTTCAATCACGTATTGTGCTTCATCCATATTATTTGCATCAGGATCTGGATAAAAGTTCCAGACAGATACATGAGATACTTGTGGCACAGTTTTTAATGTAGGATCATATTCGCCTTCTTCATCCCAACTAGGATATTCTTTGTCAACAGCGAAAGGTCCTTTCATAACACCTGTTCCAAACAATGCCATCTCAAAAGCTGTGCTACGTAAATGTTTACTTGCTCCAGACTCTTCTAATTGGTCGTGGATTTTCTTTTCCATATTTTTTGCCGCAACCATCGCAGGACTAAACGTAACTGCTGTGGCAGTTTTACCAGCTTCTGCTTTAAGGTTTTCAACATCTTTAAGCTTGTCCTCCAAAGGACCAAGCATACCTTCCAAAGTTTTTGCAGTAGCACCTTTAGGTAAGTCTCTACCATCTCCTTTAAAGCCATAAGGTGAGGTTGATAAACTAGTGCTTCCACGAAGTTCTTCAGGTTCTTTAGGATCAAAACTAACATCTTTCACTACTCCTTCTGGTAGTTCCGTAGGGTCTACACTTAACGGAAATCTATTGTTAGCAAATAAAACATCAACAATTTGCCCATAGGCTGCTAATGTTTTTGTCTTTGTTACTTTAATAAACACACGAGATTTTTCAGCTTCAGTAAATTGCACATCTGAGCCATATAAACCTCTATAATTTCTGTAGGATCTTAGCCATCTTTGCTCATCTAATTCTCTGTAATCTTCTGCACGGTAATATCTTTCCATAACAAATGGTATTATGTTTGTGGTATTTACATCAGTAGTGTTTGTGTCTTCAGAATCTTCTAGTGATACTGCTTCACTTTCTACTATTATTTCTTCATTTTCTTCCATGTTATATCCTTAATATCCAAATGTAGCATCTGCTACCGGCATAGAGTGTGTTGGAACACCTCTTGGGTCATAATCAAATATACTAAACCTTGGTCTTGACATTATACCATATCTTAATGCATCATACAAGTGATCTTCTGATAATGTGTCAATATCTTCAGGATTCTTCTTATCAATAGGCAAAGCTGGTAATTGTGAAGTTACATTAACACAGTTATTAAAAAACACTAGTCTTGGTTCTTCTGTAAACTCATCTACTTGCAAACGTCTATGTATCTCGTTTTTACCTGCTACACGACTACCTTTACTTCTGTCTGATGGTCTCCATCTGCACCCTCTTTGTATCATTTGTTCTGCTAATGAAGGTCCTGTATCTCCACGTTTATGCCATAAAGAGCTATCTAATACTCCATATCTCATGCCACCATCATTCTCTTCTAGCTCTAATATCATATCTGCCAAATCTGTGGCAAGGACTTTGCTAACATAGAGCTCTCTGTAGACAATGATTTGTTCAGAAGGTGATACAGCGAACCACAAAACACCAGACTTACTACCATAACCATAATCACATGCTCTAAACTTAACCCAATTACTTGGTATAGCAAAAGGCTCAACAACGTGAATATTCCTATCAAACTCAGTAAATGCAGCACCTTCCTTAATATCCCAATCGCCATCAAGTAATTGCCTTCTTTGTTGTTCAGGTAATGATAATAACATTGCCTCGTAATCCCCTTGCTCTGCAAGGTAAGGATTGTCTGATAATCGTGCAGGG